TTGGGCTGTTGTCCGGGCCCCCACGCACAGCTACGCTATTTCGATGAGCCGTAAGCCCGCGAAATCCTCCGCCGAGTCAGCGCCCCGGCCGATCCGAGCGCAGCACCTGGCCCTCCTCCGCGAACTGCTCGATGAGGCCCGGGCGGCGGGAAACCACAATGCAGCGGCCGGATTCATGAGGCAGATCGCCGAGGTGGCTGGGGTGATGGTGCCGCCGAGACGGCGGAAGCCTGCGGCCGTCCCGAGCGATGCGGTCGAGGCTCTGCGCCAGCGGATCGCCAGCGTGCAGGAGATGCGCGCGGCCGCGGTGGAGCGCGGGACGTTCAGCGCGGCGGCGCGCCTGGTCGAGGTCGAGCGGTCGTTGGAACGTGAGCTTGGGGCGCTGCTGGCGGAGCGCGGCAAGGCCGCATCGATGGAGACGGAGGATGCCGACCTTCTGCAGCGCGTGGCGGAGTCGATCCTGTCCTGGCCCCCGCAGATGCGCCGCGCGCTCTTCGCGCTCGTCCAGGCCGGCGAGACTGGCCCCGCGCGCGGAGCGGCGACCCCGAGCTGATGGCGTTCGACCTCGGCGCTCTCGGACGCATCGGGCAGCGCCTGCGCGATCGGCCGCTGGACTACGTCCCCTGGCTGGTGCCACAGGATCGATGGTTGCGGGTACCGGGCGACAAGCTGTACCGCGCCGGGAACCAGGCCCTGGGCAAGACCACGGCGGCGCTCGCGGAACTGGGATGGCGTCTGCTCGGTCAGCATCCGCATTACCCCGTGCGACGCGCGCCCATCGAGGCGGTGGTGTGCTCGTTGAACCAGGCGCAGAGCCTATCGATCCAGGGGAAATTCCACGCGCTCCTTCCGGCGGGCGTACTCGCGGCCGAATGCGAGTACAACCCCAAGACGGGCTTCGGCGCCAACCGACCGCTGACGCGCCTGGCGAATGGCTCGACGGTGCGGTGGGTCACGGATGACCAGGGCCCGCGGAGCGTGGCGGGCTCGACCGTTGATGTCGCGCTCGTCGATGAGCCCTGTTCCCCGGAGATGCTGCGCGAGCTCCGCAAGCGGCTGCTCATTCGCTCGGGCGTCCTGCTCGGGGCGATGACGCCGATCAACGGGCCAGTGGAGCACATCCGGCGCGAGGTGGAGGCGGGTTTCTGGCCCGAGGTCCATGCGCCGCTGATCCCGGAGAATCTACGCATCGCAGCGACGGGCGAGACGCGCCGGCTCGCCGACGGCACGCTCTGCGATGAGGCCTGGATCGCCGAGCTGTGGCGCAAGGAGCCGGCGAGCTGGGCGGGGATCACGCTCGACGGCCTGTGGGAGGCGCGCCCGGAGGGGGCCTGGTTCGCGCCGATCTGGGACGCGGCGAAGCACGTCAGCGACCGGGCCCGGCTCGATGGCGAAACGCGGTGGCACCTCGGCATCGACTACGCGAGCGCCGATCGGCCCATGGGGCTCGTCGCGGTGCTCGTGCTGGTCGAGGCGATGCGGGACGACGAGGGACACGCGGTCGAGCACGTCATCGTGGAGGACATGGTGGCGCTGCCCGGCACGGCCACGATCACGATGTTCGCTTGCGATATCCTGGCCATGCTGCGCCGCAACGGGCTCCACTGGCGCAGCCTGCGGACGGTATACGGCGACAACCCGGTGCAGGGCCGGCATGAATGGCGGGGCAACTTCGACCTGACCCGCCGGCTGGCGCATGAGCTGCGCATCGCGCAGAATGGGTTGAGCCCGCGCATCCTCGGGGCGAAGGAGCAGATGCGCGGGGGTTCCCGCGACACCGGCTGCCGCTACCTATATGAGGCGATGGCCTCGGGCCGGCTAGTGGTCCGATCCCGATGCAAGGCGCTTGTCGAGGCGATCGAGACGTGGGATTACACGGCGATGCATCCCGCGAAGGACCGCATCGATGCATTGCGGTACGCGCTCAAGGACTACATCTTCCCTACCGGCCGGACCTCGCATGCGATCGTCCGGTTCGCATGACAAATTGTCGCAGCTGGGCTACCATGGCGCCCGATGGACATCGGCGACCCTTCGATCATCCCGACGCCTCCCGACGCGAACGAGGCCATGCGCTGGACGCACACGCGCCGGACGCGCCGCATGCTCGACGGCGCCTGGGAGGGCGACCTCGAGGAGCGCATCGGGCGCGAGGTCGGCCGGGAGCGCCAGAGCGCATGGGGCGTCGCCAAGACGACGAGCATGCCGCTCGCCGCGATCTGCCGCGAATCCGCGGCGCTCTACCTGACGCAGCCCGAGGTCTATTCGCAGGACGCCCCGATCTTCGGCATTCTCGCGGACGCCATCGATCGCGCCGGCCTTTGGCCCAGGATGCCGCGCTACCAGGCCCTGACGATCGGCCTGCGTGAGTGCGCATGGCGCGTCTCCGTCGGGACCGACGGGCTCCAGTACCGGCCCGTCTACCCTGACCTGATGATGGCGGCGGCGAGTCCCGACGCGCCGGATGTGCCGGTCGCGCTGCGTGAGCTGCGCTGGCGGGACGGCTTCGGCTGGTGCTGGGACTGCCTCTCCATCGCAGCGCCGAATGACCCCGAATACCGCGTCGAGCGATTCGCGGATGGCGTCGACCTCTCGGCCGACGTGCTCGGGGGCGACTTCTCCGGCGATGCCTACCCCTACCGCCGGGCCGACGGCACGCCGATCCTGCCCTACGTGCTCCATCACGCGGAGAGCCTCGGCGACCGGCTCTGGAACTGGCGCGGCAACTGGGAGACGGTGCAGGCCTCGCTCGATCTGGGGGTGAATTTCACGTTCTTGGGCCACGTCCTGCGGGATGCGAGCTTCCCGCAGCGCTACACGCTCGACTGCGCGTTCGTCGGCGGCGGCACCGCGGATGACGTGACGGGCTACTCCCGCACCGAGATCGTGGCCGACCCCGCGGTCATCATGCGGGCCGAGAGCATGCCGGAGGCGCGCCAGCCGCTCATCTCGCAGTTCCAGGCCGGCGCGGATCCGGCCATGCTCGAATCGGTCATCGCGAACATGGCGAACCGGATCGCCATCGACGCAGGCCTGCCGGCCTCGGACCTCCAGAGGTCCAGCTCGGGAAGCGCGCAGAGCGGGTATGCGATCTCGCTCTCGAACGCCGGCAAGCGCGAGGCGGCGCGCCGGTACGCGCCGATCTTCCGGCGCTCCGACGAGCGGCTGATCGCCGTGACGGCGACCCTGCTGAATCGCGCGCTCGGCCTGAGCCTGCCCGAGACGGGGTATCGCGTCGTCTACCGCGACCTGCCGCTGTCACCGGATGAACTCCAGGCCCGACGCGCGAACGTGCTGGAGCTGCTGGGCGCCGGCATGATCTCGCGGGTCGATGCGTACCGCGAACTGAACCCCGGGCTCACGGAAGCGGCGGCCCGCCTCGCGCTCGCGCAGATCGACGCCGAGCGGATGAGCCGCATCACCATCTGAGCGAGAGAGGACATCGTGAGCGACACCACGACGACGACGGCCAGCGCGGAGCAGGCAGCGACCACGGAGGGCGCCGAGAACGAGAGCCCGAAGGCGCAGGAGCGCATTCGCGCGCTGGTGGCCGAGCGGGCCCAGCTCCGCGCGCAGCTCGACGCAGTCGCGCCGAAGCTGGCGGAAGCCACGACGCTGGCGGCGCAGCTCGCGGCGGCGCAGGCGGCGCAGGCCGAGGCGGCGGCGGCCTGGCAGGCGAAGGCGACGGCCTGGGAGTCCGAGCGCGCGATCCTGGCCGCGGGCATCACGGATCCGGAGGCGGTGGAGGTCGTGACGGCGCTCTATGCCCGCGTGCCCGCGCCGGAGGGCGGGGCGAAGCCGTCGCTGGCCGCCTGGCTCGCGGCGCGTGACGCGCTCCCGCGCGGCGTGCGGGCCTACCTGCCCGATGCCCAGGGCGGCGCGCAGGCCGCGGCGGCGCAGAGCGCTGTCCAGGTCCAGGCGGCGCAGGCCCAGATCCCGAAGACGCAGCCGAAGGTCAACGCGGGCGCGGCGACGGCGGCGGGCACCTCCGGCACATGGTCGGCAGCCGAGATCATGCAGGCGATGCAGACCCCCGAGGGCCGCGCCCGGTACGCCGCGGCTCGCGCGACGATTCTTGGGAGCCTCGGGAAGGCTTGACAACCGGGCGCATCGCCTGTAGCTTCTCCGCATCCATCGCGCGTTCGGGTCGAGCCCCGTAAAAATCGAAGGCACGCGAGAAGCATCATTCCCGCTTTTCGCCGATTCACCTTCGCCTTTCGGAGTCTCCAATGGCCGACGCGCCCATCACGTACGCATCCCTGTCCGATCTCACCGTCGCCGCGACCCTGGCGGCGGAGTTGCAGCTCAAGCTGGGCGACCGCGCCTCGCTCATGGGCCACCCGGCCATCGTCTACGCGGGCGACATCGGCCGCTCCGGATCGAGCGTCAAGAAGGTGGGCATCATCGGCGCCGGACTCGACGCCATGGCGGCCGCGAGCGACGGCGCCACCGTCGACTCCGTGGCGCTGACGAACGCGAACGTGTCGATCACCGTCGCGCGGCAGACGCTCTACCGCGAGCCCACCGACCTCGCCTCGATGGTCTGGAGCACC